ATGTGTACATTTGCTAATGTTGGTGATACTGTTATGGTAGATCCTAGAACAGAAGCTGTAAAATCACGTATTGAAGATAAAGATTGCCTTATTGTAGGGGAGCACCAGTTATTAGGTAAGTGGTAAAAGGAACTGTGAGTATTACTTTAGAAGATTATCATACATTATTAGATTCTAATATTAAATCTGTAAAGTTAAAAGATAATTTAAACCTTGCTGTCAAAGAACTGCAAGTGTTTTTGTCGTATTTGTGCACAAGAGAGAATATAGAAAGACATGTTGAAGAGTTTAATAAGCAGTCTAAGACTACTAAAATTAATATTAACGGAGGTATAGCTAAAATAGAAACAAAAAATGATTAGAAAATTATTAAGGAAATTCAAGTTTTTACATCGTTTAGGATTCCACAATGAAGATTGTAGGAGGAGAGTATATACGACGGAGCGAGATTACTTGTGTTTACAAACGGGGAATACCCATAAAAAATTTGAATTATGAATTTGAGAGCACAGCTTAAAAAGAATAAAACAGTTAGAGGTAGGCGTTGGACTGTAAAACAAGATAAAGACGGTTTACTAACGCATGTTAAAATGATATTTAAACCGGAAGAGTATATAAAATTTAAAAAAGCTAAACAAATGTATGGGGATAAAGATTTATTAAATATATTAGAAGAGAATTATGAAAAAAAGAAAAATAACAGTTAATATAGATAGTACTTTAAAGTATTTACAACTATGGAATGGAATTTTTAACTTAACAGATAAAGGACTCCAAGTTCTATCTGCTTTTATAGATGTACAAGGTACTACAAGTGAAACTAACTTATGTAGTGTTAAAAACAAAAAAGAAGTATCTAGAATTGTAGGGGTTAAAGATTATAACACTTTAAATAATTACATTAAGAGGTTTAAAGATAAAGGAGCAGTATTAAAAGCTGAGGGTATATACAAGCTTAATCCTTTTTTAGATCCTAGTACAAAAAATGTAGAAGTAGCAATTAATAGAATATGAGAGGAGAAGATTTAATGTCCCAACTAGTCCCATCTTATTTTGATATAGGGGGGTATGAAATAATTGTTATACAAGATGTAGAAGGAGAATTAATAACCGTAAAAGTAGTAGAATATGAAAAATGAAGACAGTGAAAATAAAGATTTATATGTAAAACCCCCTAGTCTATTTAATATGCTTAAAACTTTTACAGAAGGTGTAGGGGAGTTTATAAAAAAAGGGGCACCTATAGTTACTAAAGAAGACTACGCAGATAGGCTTGACGTTTGTATGAAATGTGAACATTTACAAAAAAAACATATGAGGTGTGGGCTATGTGGGTGTATGTTACAATTTAAAGCTAAAATGAAAACAGCTGTTTGCCCTGATAAACCACCAAGATGGAAAGAGCAAGTATTAGATGATAAGAGATAAAAAAATAATAGTACAAATTTTAGCAACTAAGCATAACTTACCTTTGAAGAAAATAGAAGAAATAGTTAATCACCAGTTTAAGTTTGCAGAGAAGATAATGAAGAAAGGAAATTTTGATAGTATACGACTCCCTTATTTTGGTAAATTTTCAGTTAATCCTAAAAGAGTTGAGCATATAAACAGATTAAAAAAGAATATTACTTAAATGAGAGAAGATTTAATACATATAGATAACGGTAAAGCTATCCCTAGCTCGTACTCTACAACTATTTTAGAATTTAAAGATTTATCAGCTTTAGAATTATCTTTTGTATACTTTATGGTAGATCATAGATCTCCATTTTCCGTATATGAATGGGATCAACGTTTAATTGAAGTAAAAAATAGTATATTCCAAGAAAAAAAGAAATGGAACCCTTCTGCAAAAGTATTAGGGGCGTGCACTAAATATGAACAATTAATTGAGACTTCAGCTGTACGATTATTAAAAGCTGCAAGAACTTCAATAGTAAAATTAGAGAAATATTTTAGAGATATAGATTTACACTTAATGGATGACCATGGTAAACCTATATTTCACGCAAAAGATTTAATAGCTAATGTGTCTAATATGGGGAAAGTAGTAGATGGATTGAGTAGATTAGAAGAAATAGTTAAAAAAGAAGAACAAGCCGCTAATACAAATAGGGGAGGAATTGAAGTAAATAAATATAGTATGTAATGGATTTTTTAGAAGACTTAGAAATGTATAACGCCGCAATGCAAAATTCATATTATCTTATTACAAAACGTAAAACGTTAGATGATATTTATATTTCTTTAGAGGAAGAGGGTATTGATTCGTTTTATTTACCTTTTGACCCTATACAGGAAGATGGGAGATCAACAGATATAATAGATATGGTTATTGAGTATTTTATTACAACTGAAGAATACGAAAAATGTGCTGAACTAACTAAGATTAAAGATAAATGCTTAAAAACACTGATAGAATAAGGCCAGCAGCAATATCTTTTTTAAAGTACGGATATTTTACTAATGCCCTACCTGGGACTAAAGAATACTACGAATTTTGGGATAAAGAAAAAACTAGGTGCATGTATGGGTATAAAGTTGGGGATATACAGATAACTGGGTTTCATTATTTTTATTTAAACTATTGCCCTATTGATAGGGCGATTGACGAGGTATTACCAGATGGAACAATACAAGCTAGGCGTGAACGTACATTTCCTAGGTTTTATGATGGTGACTTTGAATATTTTAACGAAATAGATAAAGCAAGGATTAATAATAAGCATATGATTGTCTTAAAAGCTCGTCGTAAAGGATATTCTTATAAGGCAGGGTCAATGTTAGCACGTAATTACTTCTTTGTAAAGAATTCAAAGAATTTTGTATTTGCGTCTTCAAAAGAATTTTTAATTGGTGATGGACTACTCTCAAAAGCTTGGGAGTTTTTATCTTTTATAGATGACCATACCGCATGGTCTCAACCACGGTTAAGAGATAGAGAAATGCACAAAATGTCTGGGTATAAGAAGAAAGTAAACGGATTAGAGATTGAAATGGGGATGAAATCCCAGATTATGGGGGTATCATTAAAAGATAATCCAGATAAAGTAAGGGGAAAAGCAGGGGAGTTAGTTTTCTTTGAAGAGGCTGGTTCATTCCCTGGTTTATTAAAAGCATGGGAGGTAACAATGCCTACAATGAGGCAAGGTAGTAAAACATTAGGGATGATGGTGGCTTTTGGGACTGGTGGTACGGAAGGAGCAGACTTTGAAGCTATGGAAGAAATATTTTATAATCCAGAAGCATATGACTGTATGCATTATGAGAATACTTGGGATTCTGGGGCTATGGGGAGTACATGTGGGTATTTTATCCCAATACAAACAAATTTAGATGGATTTATAGATGATGATGGTAATTCTATAAAAGATAAAGCTGTAGAGTATGAAGAAGAGATGAGGGAAAAGAAAAAAGGTGCTGCAGACGCTAAATCTTTAGATCAGTATATAGCGGAGCACCCATTCTCCCCACAAGAAGCTACGTTACAAGTTACAGCTAATCTATTTGATATAGCATCACTACAAGAGCAGTATAATACTGTTAAAGCTAGGGGATTACAGTCTATAGGTACTGTAGGGAAGTTATATCATAACGCTAAAGGGGAAATTAAGTTTACTATTGATGGGGATTTAAAGCAAATAACTAAATTCCCACACAGAAAAGATGATGACAAAACAGGAGCTGTAGTAATATATGAAGCTCCATATAAAAACGAAAAACAACAAGTACCTATAAATATGTATGTACTTTGTCATGATCCATATGGTCAAAATCAATCAGCAGATTCTACATCTTTAGGGGCAGCTTATGTAGTAAAAAGACCTAATAATTTATCTCAGCCAGATGATATTATTGTAGCTTCTTATGTAGGGAGACCTAAAACTCAAGATGATTATAATAGAAACTTATTTTTACTAGCAGATTATTATGGGTGTAAGATAGGATTTGAGAACGATCGAGGTGAAGTTATAGCATATGCTAAAAGATACAGAAAACTACATAAGCTACAAGAAGAGTTTGAAATGTTAGATAAAAGAGAGCTTAGAAGTAAGACTGTAAAACGTCAATATGGGATGCATATGACAGAGGCTAGAAAGCGTCAAGGTGAAATATATATAAGAGATTGGTTAAATACTGTTAGGAGGACTGATGAAAATGGAAATAAATTGTTAAATTTGCATAAGATTTACGATCTTGCGTTCTTAACAGAGCTGATGAAATTTAATCATCATGGGAATTTTGACAGGGTGATGGCATTTATGATAGCTATGTATCATACAAGAGAATTGTACAATGTGGAAGTTAAAGATGTATTAGAAGATCGAGCTACAGATAAGTGGTTTGATAAAAATTATTATTAATATGACACAAGAAAAAAATACAAAAAAAATTAAACCTTATAACCCTCTACCGGAGTACTTAGCGATAGGGCCATCACAAATTCATGGAGCGGGTATTCTAGCCAAAGAAGATATTCCGGGGGAGGTAGTTATAGGTATTACACATATATATGATCCAAATTTTCAACATAATTGGATAAGGACTCCACTAGGTGGGTTCATTAATCATTCTGATTCCCCTAATTGTGAATTAGTAGAAGAAGATGATGATTATCACTATAAAAAATTAAAAACAACAAAAAAAATTCAATCCACAGAAGAACTTACTTTAAAGTATAGTTTATACGATATTTGCAATTATTTGTAGTGTTATATCTATAAAGACTAGGGTAATATTTACCTGCGTAGTAAAAACAAAGGTAAATTCAATTAAATTTGTAAATTATGGGATACGATAAAATACCGAGACAAAAGCTCTCAATAACAAAAAAAGATAAAAAGTGGGGGGAAGAATGTGTTAACGCATTTATAGATCTTTCTAATTCAGGGTCAAGTCAATCTGGAA